TATCACCAGCCCAAACAATTATATCGGGCTTTATGTCTATTGCCACGTTACGAACTGCATCAATAGAAAGTCTATCATGCAATGGAACCGCGCCAATCTCATTAATTCTCTTCAAGAAACCAAATTGAGGATCTGGTAAGATTAAAGCCATCTTTAATTTTTTTGATTTCGGTTTCTTTACTCTAGTCTTTCTTATCTTTATGTCAATGTGATGTATCGGAATTTCATTAGGAATAAGAACTCGACGAATTAATTTTGCTTTCGCTTGATAAAGACGTTCGGTGTTAATCGACCCATCACTTTTTACATAGCCGTCCATAACACCATCAGTGAACGTAATGTCTTTTTCTTCAACTTTAACTCCTATGGGCCAAGAATTAACGATAAAACTTTCAACTTTCCAAATATCGAGGTCCACATTAAATAGAGCTAATAATTGATCCAAAGTCATGGGTTCACTTCCCTTTGGAGCGACTATTGTCATGTGATTTTTCAAAGTCATTATAAAATATAGGCTCCTTAATTATTCAAAAGAATCTTTATTAGCCTTATACGCAACATAAGCATCCATCATAGCTGCTACTGGGTCTATTTTATCATCATAACGCTTTTTTAACAACTTACGATTACCATTAGTATCTTCGAGAGTAATAGCATTTCCCATCGCAAACGTCATAAGTTCTTGATCAAAAATAAGCATTCTCTCTTCAGATAAAGTCTTTAATTCTCCTAATGGAACGGTTTCCGTTCTAGCCCCCTGTATAACTTTTTCAATTCCAAAGGGACCGTTTTCTGCTTCCCAACGTTCAATGAACACTTTGGCATTATAAGGATCGTACCCTAAACATCTAACATCATATCCAACATCGACTATAAAGGCATCTAAGTCATCATATACCTCCGTCATATCTAAAACAGTTCCATCTAAAACTTGAAGACTAGTTTCCTTTAAAAAGTTTTCATATTTAACTCGCATTGCTGCCGGAAGCTTTTTAAGAGTCAACGAAGTAATATAACACCGAGTTTTAACTCCGAAGGATCCGTTTGATAATGGAAATAAGAAAGTAAATGCGCAAAAATCGTCACCTTGAGATAAATCCGCACCAAGTGCACATGGTAATTCCCAAAAATCCCTTCTTCTATGAGGAAGAGTTTCTTCATATGTAAAGAAGTAAGTATATCCTTCCATAGGAATTCCGAATCGTTTAGCTAAAATATCATTTCTAGCAGATGGGACTTTTTCTGCCCTTTCCACATCACGCTGATACGTTTCATATGTAACAGTTTTACCTAAATTTGGATTTGCTTTTACCCACATCTCTGGATCAGCAACTTCATCAACATTATCAAGTCTATAATACCAAATAGAAACGTGTGGATTAATATATTCCCCTTTAAGAATATCCAATAATTCCATCTTTATAGTATCACCGCTACTATTACGAACCGTGCCTTCCGAACTCATTGCAACGATTAAATAATCATCAAGTTTAGACGCACCTTGTTCTATTGCACCAACAACGTCTTCTCTAATATCCCCAGATAACCATTCATCTATTGTTGAAACAAAGGGTCTTAATCCTTGAAGTTTATCAATAGACATTGGACGAACTTCTACAAGAGATCCAGTAAGAAAATTTTCAATCCCCTTTTTAGTAGAAGCTAACTTAACACGTAAAGCTCTCGAACCAGTAGTATTTTGAAGCGAACCTTCAGTTAAAAATTTAAATAGTGGACCGCGAGCCCTAGTGATAGATGTTCTCATTGGAGACATTACTTCTTCTGCTTGTTTCATTGTTGGCGCGGTAGTTATTTGGTTAGTTGTTGCAGTTTCAACATTTAGAAAATAATTCTGTATACATGCTCCATACATTGATTTAGCTGCGCCACGAGCTACTATAAGATATTGCTTATTAATTAAGCGTCTCTTAACTCGCTTTCGAACATACTTTCCACCTCTATCGTCTTTATTTGGAACATAGACACTTCTCTCAACAAAATAGTACCAACCAAATATCTGCTCTGCCCATAATTTAAATGTTGGTAATAGAACTAAATCTGAGCCATCAGTTAATGTGAGTTCGTTTTCACAAAAAGCAATAAATCCATTAATTGCATCCCTATCGTAATATATGCCAGGATTTTTAATCAAGGCATCTATTCGATTCATCTCTAAAGAAATTTCTTTACAAACCGGAATATCGCCACGAAGGACCTGTTCACGAAACTCACCATAATATTCTGGTACTGCTGTGTTTGAGAGTGGCATAAGCTATCCACCTCGTTTCTTTTTAAACGCGGCATAGGCCATCTTAGTGCCTTCACTAACCAATAGTGTCGTTAATATAGTCGCTGCAGCATTAGCTAAAATTTTTCCTACGGCTCTCCTACCTCGACTAGCCGTTGTTTCTGTAGCGCTTTTAAAATTCTTTTCTAAATTAAGGCGCTTAGTAGCTCTAGCGAGTTGTTCGTTGGTCAATTCTCGAGCGGGTTTTTTAGATAATCTTTTTACATCTCTTGATTCTCTACTTCTTCGCTTAGGTTTCTTGCGAACTCCCCATCGCATACCTTTTACGCCATAATGTTCTAAGCGCTTATCTAATTCTTCTGTCATGTGAATTAAACCTCCTCTTCTATGGGCGGATCAACCTGAACCATTAATCGCCATTGTAACTGTAATATTTGACGGTCTATTGCGCCGATTAAAAAAGAAGTAGATGGAGGATCAAAAGATAATCTAGTCTTTAAAATTATAAAATTTTTAGCTGCCTCTATACCACCTTCTAAATCATCATACATTTGACCCCAAGTTTCTTCGATTCCAGTAACAGCAAACCCGTCAGGAATATCAATTCCTAATTGTTTTAATTCAAATATTGCCGCATTAATTGCGGTCGTAATTTCTGTATCAAAACCAGAATAATCTGACTCTATACCAAGAGCTTCTTTGACACTTCCTAAAATACTGTTCATAAATTTCTCCTTCACCAGAGAGTTGTATCGCCGGGTCGTCGTACAATTGGAACTTTGGGTAGCATACTAGCGTCACCGAAATGAATTGCTTGATGAGTTCGATAACTTGTACATACTAATCCCTTTGGATCATATACAGATGGAGACCCATTCTCTAATTCCTCGATAGTAATTGGATTCATATGATGAATTACAATTCTATCCTCTATTTCATAACCAGGAAATCCTAAATCACAACCCCCATCTCTTATAATTATCTGATCCCTTAAAGTTTTCCATGCTATTGACCGATAAAGAGCCTGATTTAAATAGCGATCATATCCAAATGTTTCCTGTCCGACAATGTTTTTTAATTTAAGATACTCAAACCTCTCTTCAAAGGTTTTTAGCATCATAAGCTCGTTATAGGTTCTATACATCGTCTTCTATCTCACTTTCTTCTACCTCATCTCCTTGATATCTTTTCATAGCATTTAAAGCTTCTTTATAAAGCTCTTCAATTCTTTTAGCAGATTCTATAGAATCTGTCCTGGCTTGAAGAAGTTCATTCTCATGTCTAATCTTCTCCATCTCTAATTTAGCCTTCATGGTACCAAGTTTAAGAAAGTGGGTAATTACTTGTGCGGATGCAGTTCCTGCAGCGAGCTGTTTCTCAGCCAAGTCAGCCGCTAGAGAAATAAGTTCGTTCTCTCTTTCTTCCACCGTCTTTCCTGGTGGTCGACGTCTTCTTGATGAGTTTGACCGTTTGCGAGAACTAGCTTCCATTTTGACGGTCACCTCCCTCCTTCCAATTGAAGTTCTGGGAAGAGCTCTGAATAAACGTTAATAAATCTATTCAGTAAAACAGCCTTTCCGTTTCTCATTTCATCACCTTTTATCCTTGTTTACATATAATCATTAAGTGTTTTATAAAAGATTATTAATAGTCATCAAGTATTTATTGAGAGATCATTAGTACTTTTTACCTGCATTACACCCCACGTATAAACAAGTGGCCTCTTGAAAGGAGAAACACCATTTCACCCAGTAAACCTATAAGAAACAACATAATCTAATGATCTCTCAAGAAATACTTGATGATCTATAATTAATCTTGTCCTATGCTTGGGCGATCAACTATCAGCATAACCTGTAACGAATTAGCATAAAGAAGATTTGGTGGTATAAGCATTTTGTATATGTTAATTCGCATAAGATCTAAGAAAAGCGAAACTGGCGCAGCGTCGAGCTCTGTGCATAAGCCTTTTTGTATAGCTTCATTAAGAGTAATGGCTTCATACACTGAAATTACATCTCCATACTGATCTATAACTGCTGCTTCTACGTTTAGATTTTCAACAGAACTCCAACCGGTAAACTTATTATTACTATAAGTTGGAATTACAACAGAAACCAATGAAACATGAACTTCACCAATCTCTACAGGTATAGTTGGTCCTGAATAACTTGAAAACTTTTTCAATTTTTTCATAGAATCTTCCTTTAAATAGCATAACCATATAATCGAACATTCATAGTTAAAGTGTTCGTGCCACTAGCTGTCGCTTGGATGTAAGCTGTTCCACTACCATTCGTTTTAGCTATTCCCCAAGCAGTTGACCACTTTCCATTAGCAATCCCAGAACATCTTGCAATAAATCCATTAGCAGACTCGCTAGTCGGACCAACACAAACAAGACAGTCGTTAGCTGCACTTGCTGTGTCATTAAGTGAGATTGATAAGATTAAGCCCATTGCTCCAGACGGACAACCAGGAAATTCTGTTGCGATTGCAAAAGACGTTTTAGTGAAGGTACTAGTGGTGTATCCGTGATAAGTTTCTGCCTCAATAAAATCATCTAAAAATTTAAGAGCATGAACAGTATAAGTAATGCTCGATTTTCTACTAAGCAAGTTGCCAAAATATGCGACATCTCCAGAACCAGCCCAATCTGATGCTGCACCAACGGTTAATCCACCACCAAGAATTATATCATTTGAATTAACAATATTTTGACTAACTCTATGAAAATCTGCGGCGTGTAAATTATCCAAAGTATCTGCGTTATCGGCTTCTGCAACTGCACTTATAATATCTGTACCTTCATGAGTATGTGCTCC